CTCGTTCAATTGCCGTACTTGGAAAAGGCACATCGTTTGAACCCATTTCTGCTACTCCTGAGGCTTTGAAGTTCTTCGAGCTCAAACGATGGAATCTATACACAATACTTGCCCGTTACGGAATACCGCCGAAAGTTGCACATGTTCAGGAGACGAAGGGAAGTTTTGCCGGTAAGGACACAGCTGAACAGCATGCCGCATTTTGGAAGTATACCATCCTCCCTACCCTCAAAAATTTCGAGCAGATCCTTGAAACGATGTTTTTTGCACGCTTTAACCTCACCGAAACAGGCAGCTTTGATGTATCGGAGATTCCCGAACTGCAGGAGTCGGCTAAGGAACGCAGCAAACGCGATATAGATGAAATAACAGCTGGTATCAAGACCATAAATGACGTGCTGCGTGAGCGCGGAGAAGATGAAAAACCCTGGGGCGACACCTGGTACCGCAGCGGCAAGCTTGTTCCTGTAACAGAGACTGAGAAGCCCGACGACAAGGATTTTAATATAGACGATATAGACAAGCAGGAGTATTACACCCTTAAACGACAGATAGAAATAATTTGCTCGATGTATAAAACAGACGAGCAAAAAGTTCGGTTAAAGAACCCTGATGAGCTTGAAAAACTAAAAAAGGCATGTTTCTTTACTGGTTTTGAAAAAAGTGTACAAACTACTGAAGCAGAATTAAGAAATTTAGTTAGTAACTATATGGAGGGAAAGGAGAGATTAGAAAATGAATATCAAAAGACCTCTTTAACATCAGTCACATACGAACAAATCAAATCGGACATAAACGGATGGATTATTCAGATTATAGATGATTCCAAGGCTTTCGGACTTGCAGAAACAGGGGAATTTGAGTGCATTCGATTATTCGAGATGGACGGAGAATGGAAATGGAAATTAGAAAATCTGAAGAGGAGACGTCTGTTTGATAGAAGATCAAACCTGATAAAAACTGGATCACGTTATCTTACTATTCATTTAAATACAGATTTAAAAAGAACATGAATAAGATACTCATCGCGACCAGAGAAAGACTACCTGCCGATATGATCAAATTGCTAATAAACGATAAAAAGGATGAAGGTTTAATCGAGGTTATTCACAACGGAAGGGATGCACTGAATTTCATAATCGAGCAGCGGCCGAGGGTCATAATGCTGGATCTGTTTCTACCGTTATTAAGCGCTATTGCCGTAATGGAAGAGTTGGACAGGATAAACCTGTACCCAAGGGTGATATGTCTGTGCAATGAAATAAGCCGAATGCAATGCGTGAAGCTGTTCAAGGCGGGAATAAGCGGCCTGATTGATTACAATACCTCAATAGATGGAGCGAGAAAAATCTTTCAACAGGTTGAGGCCGGCAAAGTGCTAATTCCTGATTTGATCGAAAAATCAATTGGAACCCGGGACTTTGAAATAAACCACAAGAAATACGCTCCATTGACCTTAAGACAGTTAGAAATAATCCACTTAACCGGCGAAGGATATTCGAACGGTGAAATTTCATTAAGGCTTAACATCAGTAAAAAAACCGTAGAGAAACACAAAAGCGTAATACGAGACAAGATAGGACTGGCATCAGCTTCTCAATTAGCGGTATACGCAATAACCCACGGATTTGTAAAAGTGAAGGAGGTAGCATGCTTATAAAATGCGAGAAATTAAAAAAAGACAGGGAGGCTGTAAGCAGCAGCGGAATGATAAAACTTCTGCGTGAAGGGGGGCTTATAAGCCCCTCCGGAGAACTGAAGGAAGAGGTTGAGGTCTATTGCGGAGGACCGATATTTCGAAGTGAATCAAACGAGAAGGAAAACACCTATCCATGGATTTTCTCAACCTTCGATGAAGACCGGGATGAGGAACGTATAGATCCCAAGGGTTGGGAAATAGACAACTACATCAAAAACCCGGTTGTACAATGGGCGCATGATTACAAAATACCTGCTATCGGATATGCGGATAACATTGACAGCAAAAATGTATTGTCGGGAAACGTGATTTTCAATTCCAAAGAAATTGACCCCTTCGGTTGGGGCATAGGGCAGAGAGTCGCCTGCGGTGCTCTGCGCGCCGGCAGCGTGGGTTTTATGATCCTGAAGGTTGAAATTATTGAAGACGGCAGGGAATCAAGACTTATCTTTCGCAACCAGGAACTGCTTGAGTTCTCGATCTGCAATGTCCCTTCAAATCCGTTCGCATTAAGCCGCAGCATAAGTGAAGAAGAAAACACCCTGCCCCATTTGTCAGACACAACCGACACCGAGGAAGTTGAAACATTTTGGAAGACACTTATTCGGAGTGTATGACCCATATTAAATAAGGAGCAGTGATAAAAATAAACCTCCGTGTTTATTTTTATCCTGAAGTTAGAAAATCTAACTTCACCTTTTAACACTGCCATCGAAGCTGCTTTGCAGCATTTGGCGGGCATTTTAGAGGAGGAATAAAGATGTTAGAAAAACTTAAAAAACTGCTATCCGCAATGAAGCGGATAGAAAAAGATGGTTTTCCCGATGAGAATGATGCTTCGACCTACTTCGAGGAAAAAGAAGTAGTACTCGAAGAGATTGGGAAGGTCCTGGGCGAGTTCGAAACAAACTACTCCGAGGAAATTGAGGCTCTCAAATCGACTATAAAGACTCTGCGCGACAATCTGAAAAACCAGGCCGACGCGCCGCGAGTACTGACTGCGGACGAGTTTTATCTGAACCTTGGCAAGACAATCGCAGGCGTATGGATGAAGAATCAGCAAATGTTAGGCGAGCTAAATGCTGTACCGAACTTCAAGAGCGAGAGCTGGGTGAACCCCAAAGACGTACACTGGGAGGTCGGCAAGGGCTGGGTGGGAAAAGCTCCGCTTGATACACCTATGGGCGACATGGCGACCAATGATCAGTATCTGATTAACCCGATCTATGAGAATAAGATCATGACTGAAGCCGCAAGAAAATCAGTGATGATGAATCTTGTAACAAACCGGCCCATGAGCGGCCCGTCTGTATTCCTTTCGCAGAGAAGTCGGGGCGGCGTAATCCTATCCTGGCTAACCTCCTACGGACAGGAGATCACAGGCTCCAAGCCCGAGATGGAACAGCGGGTTGAGCTAAAGGCCTACACGCTTGCAGGATTCATTCCCTGGTATGATGAGTTTGAGGAAGACATATTCGCAGACCTCGGCCGCATGTTTGTTGAGGAGTTCATTGAAGCATACGGACGTGAGTTCGATACCCAATGCCTCACAGCAGACGCAGCACCCTATACCGGAGCGTTGAAGGCTGCAGGTGTTGAAAGCCATATGATAAAGAGCAGCTCGATGTACGGAATATCGTTCCTTGATTTCCGGGAAGCAGCTCTCAAGGTTCCTTCAACCGAAAGACGTGATTGTGCCTGGTTCATAAATGAAACAGTATTAAGCCGCGTTACAAGCGAGCGAGACACCGAAGGCCGCCCCATCTGGCGAGGGCCGAACGACGGGAAACCGGGCCGTATAGACGGCTATCACTACCACGAATGCGACATACTTCCCCAGACCGGAGACAACATCAAAAATGCACCCTTCGCGATCTTCATGAACCCCAAAAGGATCAAGCATGGTAACCGCAAGGGCATGGAGCTCAAACGATTCGACGGTACAACTGAAAGCCTGAAGTACGGAGAGATATTTCTGCGGTTCCGCAAACGTGACGGATTCTTAGTCACAAGACCGAAGAAGAATATGGTTGTTCTAAAATGCAAAGGAGGTAACTAATGAGTTATAGATTTTATGCTGAGTACCTGGCTCCAATCGGCTCAAAGGCTGGCTCAGCCGGAGTAGACACAGTAATACCGGTATCAGGCTGCGAGGGGCTTAGACTTACGATACCGCAGCTTGCCGTATCATGCGGAGCAACACCTCAGACATTGACCATTCTTCAGGTAGAAGAGATGGATCAGATAGCTGAGTTCAATGTACCCGGGAAGACCCTGACACTCGAATCTATCGATATAGATCTTGCCGATAAGCACATCGCGATGGAAACGGA